AAGTTGATCTTGAGGATTATGAGACCGATGTTAGTAGTTATGACAATGAGAACGGCATGGGCGAAGATATGGTATACAGTTTCGATAGCGAGGATAATATTGAATGCCCGGCCTGTCAGAGAAAGTACCGGGTCTCGGGCTGGATTAGAGAATACCCGATTGGTGCGTATGACTCAGAGGAAGTTGATGTAGACGAGCTCCCGGAAGATGAGTAAGCCGATTCGCAAAATTTACATGGCCTATTATAGAGACCATCATAAAGGAGGATTTGATCATGGCAGTTATACAGGAAGCTTTTGATATTCCGGCAGATATCATGACAAAACTGCTGACCGGTGAATACCGTAGAATCGGCGGTGTTGTGAGGTATGCAGTCGGGCCACATAAGGGACAGATCGTAAAGCATCTGAAGCCCGTTGATATGAAGGCAGCCGAGCAGGCGCAAGGGGTAGGTGCTCAGATTATGAAATTCGCAAAGAAAAACAAAAAGGGGCTTATCATCGGAGCCGCCGTTGCCGGTGCAGCTACGGTAGGCGGTATCATTTACCATAAGGTGAAAAACCGCGAGCCAGCGGTTGTGGCACAGTTTAGAGCAGCTCTGCGCACTTATATCGATGAGATCCGTAAAGGAAATTTGGAGCTGGAGACCATTGAAACATTGATGGCCGCCCTGGATAAGCTCAAGGCACATAAAGATTATGAACAATTCAAGATTGAGCTTTCAACCGAAGATCTTGATGTGCTTGTTAGCAGAATCTACGACTACACGATTCGACTGGCTGAGAATAACCAGGTTGAGCTCACAGAGCAGGAACGCAGTAAGACGGACAATTCGATTATCAATTTGCAGAATTACCTGAGAACACAGAAGCGAATATTTGAAGAAGCAGCATAACAGAGCAAGCTCCCCGTTACTGGAGAAGATCCAGCGGCGGGGAGTTTTCTTATGCCTTGATGGTCTGGCCGTTGCGGAAGGTCACTTGAATGTCATCGGCAGTGTTGACCGTAATGAAGTCTACCAGCCCGTTGAAGCTGTCGAGGCTGAACTCTGTGATCTGATCGGGCAGTTTCTTAAAAGCCCGAAGGAAGTCCTCGTAGCTGCCTTTCTGTGATTGCAGCTGGCTGATCTGGTCGTTTAGCTCCTCGATGCGGGTCTTGAGCGTTTCGTACCGTCCGGTCAGGCCGTCGTACTTTTTCTGGTAAGCCTTCTGGTCGAGGGCAACATGGGCGTTCTCGTAGATGTTCTTCTGAACAGCATCGGAAACAACCTGCGCTTCTTCCAGCAGCTTGTCACGTTCGGCTTCCTGTTCTGAGGTATCAAAGAGGAGCGTCAGCATTGCCTTGCCGTTGGCGATGACTGCGTCTTTTGTGGCCAGCAGCTTGTTTGCCGCCGACAGGAAGGCATCCTGAATCTGCTCGTCAGTCAGGTGAGGAGTGGAGCAGCGCTCGCCGCCATCGTACTTGTGGTTGCATTGCCAGATCGTCCGGCGGTACTTGTCTGTCGAATGCCAGACCTTCGAGCCGTACCAGCTTCCGCACTGGCCGCACTTGATCTTGCTGGAGAATGGATGCACACCGCTGTGGTATTTTTTGCCCTTACCGCGTTTCGCCATTTCCCGCTGTACCATGTCGAATTTTTCAGGAGGAATGATCGCCTCGTGATTTCCTTCGACGTAGTACTGAGGAATCTCGCCTTCATTTTTCTTTTGCTTCTTTGTCAGGTAATCGACCGTGAAGCGCTTCTGCAGCAGGGCATCGCCTTTGTACTTTTCATTGCTGAGAATGCTTCTGACCGTAGAGATGCTCCATTTGTCCTTGCCGCCGGGCGTCTTGATTCCCTTGGCTGTTAGAGCCTTGGCGATTCCGTTGTAGGTGAGCCCTTGCAGGAACATGTCATAAATGCTCCGGACGGTTTCTGCCTGTTCGGGATTCACGATCAGCTCGCCGTTGGCACCACGGTCGTAACCGAGGAAACGGTTAAACGGGATCGTGACTTTGCCGTCTGCAAATCGCTTTCTCTGTCCCCATGTGCAGTTCTCGGAAATGCTGCGGCTTTCCTCCTGTGCCAGCGAGGACATGATTGTAATGAGCAGCTCGCCTTTCCCGTCGAAAGTCCAGATGTTTTCTTTCTCGAAGTAGCATTCAACGCCGTGTTCTTTCAGCTTCCGGATGGTTGTCAGGCTGTCTACGGTGTTGCGGGCAAATCTGGACACGCTCTTGGTCACTATCAAATCGATGTTTCCGGCCAGAGCGTCGGCGACCATTTTCTTGAAGCCCTCACGGTGTTTTGTACTGGTGCCGGTGATGCCTTCGTCGGTGTAGACGTTCACGAACTCCCAGTCATCCCGGCTCCTGATGTAATTGGTGTAGTAGTCGATCTGTGCCTCGTAGCTCGTGAACTGATCATCGTGGTCAGTGGAGACACGGGCGTAACCGGCAACACGACGCTTTTTCTGCTCCGTGATAGGAGAGGCAGTAAAGCGGCTCAGTGTAGCCGGGATCGTTTTTACCTTTTTGCCTTTGTTGATGCCCAATGTTTCTCACTCCTTATCTTCTTTATCTTTTCGCTCATGGCTGTCCGGCGCTCCGGTGTCCATTTCTTTTTCATGACTTCCCGCATGTGATTTTTCTGCGATTCTGAGCAGGGATGCGAAACGCGGGTAGTGTCGTAGCTTCTGGTTTCTTTTCTGCCGTCCTTGAAGTGAAATTCCAGCTCCATTCCCGGCAGGACGTCGATGTGGTCGATCTGTTCTGAGAAAGCAGCAGCGTCAAACTCGTTCAGCCCCAGCACCTCGGAGGCCAGCGCCTGCAGCCGTTCCTCGCGCATCCCGGTTGTCTCGCAGGGCTTGTTCCCGGTCGGGCATCGCCAGTAGAAGCTCTTTCCATCCCTTGATGGCTGTGTGCATCTGCGGAAGTTAGTGCCACAGTGGACACACTTGATCTTGCTGGTAAAGCAGGAGGCTCCCTTCGGATTGGTGCCGGTTTTCTTGCGCTTTGCCGAGACCTTAGCCCGGTACTCCGGAGTCCAGCAATCCTGATGGCCTGTGTTCGGTGCAGCTTTCCTGACAACGGTTCCGTCCTTCAGGAAGAAATCCAGCGTGTATTTCTCAGGAACTTCGATGCGGTCGACCTTGTCGAGAAAAACCTCCTCGTCAAATTCCTCAAGGTTGAGGACTTCGCAGCAGGCTTTGAGCAAGCTCTTGTGGCTGATCGTGCCGCCGACCGGGCAGCCGTCGCCGACCTTCTTTTTTTTCTTGCTTCCGCAGTTCCAGTACTCCTGGTAATTGCTATTCTTAGTCCGGCGGTTATGCATGTAGCTGAGGCCGCAGTGAGGGCATTTGATCTTACCGGTGAAGCAGCAGGTGTTCAGACTCTTGTTGGCAAGGGCTCCGAGCTCCCTGCGTCTGGCCATCTCGCTTTGCACGAACTGGAAGGTCTCCATGTCGATGATTGGCTCGTGGGTGTTTTCGATGTAGTACTGTGGCAGCTCGCCGTGGTTCTTCCGACGCTTCTTGGTGATTGGATCTGAAATGTACTCCTTCTGCAGGAGCATGTTCCCGGTGTAGGTGACATTCGAAAGAACGACTTTGATGTTGGAATCCACCCAGCGGCAGCCTTAACGGGTTGTGATGCCTTCAGCTGCAAATTCCCGCTCTGTTTCAAGACGCGACTTTCCATTAAGGAAGTTCTGGTAGATACGCTTTACGATGGCGGCTTCCTCTGGGACAATGACCAGCTGATCGCCTTCCCAGCGGTAACCGAACACTCGGAAGTGCCCGTTCGGGATTCCTTGTTCCATGCGCTTCCGGACGCCCCATTTCACATTGTGGCTGATGCTTTCTGATTCCGACTGGGCAAAGGATGCCAGCAGGGTCAGCATGAGCTCACCGTCATCAGAGAGGGAGTCGATGTGCTCTTTTTCAAAGCGAACGCTGATGCCCAGTTCCTTTAGATGCCGGACGGTGTTCAGCAGGTCTACTGTGTTACGGGCAAAACGTGAAATGCTCTTACAGAGCACAATGTCTATTTTGCCTGCGTCGCAATCTGCGATCAGGTGCTGGAACTCATCACGTTTGGTAGCAATGGTTCCGGTTATTCCTTCGTCAGCATAAACGCCGACGTATTCCCACTCCGGGTTGTTCTGAATGAGCTCCGAGTAGTAGCTCACCTGAGAGGAGAGGGAATGGTG